CCATGACCACCAAAAGGAGACATACTTACTTGAAGTAAGTCAGATGGTATGGTTGGATTTTCTGTTATGCTTACAGCAGTTAATCCCTTGGAAATTGATGCCTTTCCGAATGTATAATTTTTGCCTGTGTCCAGTAAATCTGTTCCTTGGAGAAAATTGTCTGAATCGAAAAAAGGAATTGCTAAAGCAGTTTCCAAAGAAGAATTCAAAGCTGAACTGGGATCATTTGCTTCTCCATCACCGAAAATATCTATTGAAGGAATGATGTTTATCATACTTCCACTATCGCCGCTAAATCCTGAAATTCCTTCATCTAGAGCATCAATAGAAACTCGCAAATAATACGAATTATCTATTTTTTCTCTGGAGCTACTTTTTATCAATCTAACTTGACCTGAGCCACTTCCATCAATAACATGAACAAACAAATCTTTTATTGAATTTACTGAAGTGTTGAGACCATAATAATCAATATCTATTGATGTTATTCCAGCTGCATAATCTATTCTGGGATATATGGGTTCCACGGAACTTATTAAACATTTGTCTGTATCAAGTTTGAATGCGTTTCTATAATCTTCTTTTACATATATTGAACTTATCGAACCATCTATAGCGGCATCTTGAGCTGCTTTTTGTGCTGTTTCCGCAGAATCTGTTGGGTTATATGCAATGTATTTAACGGGAATGTATGTTTCTTGTTCATTTCTTCCCGAAACGGAAAATTTAAATTCATCTGCGGCGCTCAACTGATATATAAATTTCCACTTATAGCCGTCATTTGTATCAATTATCTCTGTATTTGTTCCAGTTGGTGGATATAGAGATCTACCATATGCAGAAGCACCAGCTGAAGGACCAAAAAAACTGTTCTCTATACATTTGTAAACACAACGATTGCTTTCATTGTAAACGTAAAAAGGTCTGTTTGTAGAATCTTCATTTAAAAAGATTTCTCTATTGTCTCTATATGGATAATAGAACGTGTTTTGTTCCCACTTGTTTCTGGGTATTAGAAAAGAAATATCATCAGTTAAAATTCTTTTCATAGCTGTACACACTTTATAAAAATCATATTTTTCTTTTTCAGTATCTAAACTACCGGGAACGATAAAATCGTTCCCAACAACAGAAGTCGTGTATACTGTTTTTGTGTTTGCTATATCTCGATCAAAGGACCAAGGAATTGGATTTCCTATAGCAACGAACCAGCTATCTTGATTGGAAGTTTTGAAGAAATCCAAAAAGGATTCCACCATTTCTTTCTTAAAATTTTGTGTTATAGTTACGCAGGATGACATATTTTACCTTTGGAAAATTAAATGGCTACACTCTCTATTTCTTCACTACTACTCGTATCCCTACTTATTCTATTCAAGTATTGTTTATAATCATCAGGAAAATCACTAGGAGGTACAGAAGTCACATCTGGTTCGACACAATTGTTTGAATATCTACAATCATAAGTGCAGGAAATATCATTCAAGAACGCATATATTGGAACTTTTCTAAACTCACTAGCATCATTAATGAAAAGTGTCGCAAAATTTTTGTTTTCAACACTATTTAGTATTTCTGTTAACCATTCTTCTTGTGGGCCCGCAGTTCCACCGTTCTGTGTCGAGAGGTTCCACTCGGACCATCCAGAAGAAGATTGGCCTTGTCCAGAATCTGTGGGACCATAAAAATCTTCAAGCTGGGTTTCATATATATTCACAACTCCTTGATCTATTATGTTATTTGGATGTGGATAAGTGATCCAATAAGATTGATTTGAATCCGAAGGTAGATCCGCAGTTAAGCAATCCCCAGTTGGAGCACTAGCGAAAGTAGTTCCTGAACTTATCGGGTTGCCTGTTATACAACCCGCCACACCACATATCACAAGGGAATCATGTGTTCCAGTGGCATAGCAAGCTCCATTGAACCAATTTGAAAGATTGTCATATGTATAGAAAGTATATGGAAGATAGTTTCCTATTCTTTTTGTTTCTCTTTGAGGAATGTTCAAAAATGTTGTCGGCGATGCCAACAAACATTTGTTTATTACACTTTCCCCTAATAACTGCAATCCGCTTGGGTGCAGAAGACCTTTTACGGTATCTACATATTTTGAAAAGGATACGTCACTTCGTATTACATACGAATAATCTTGATACTTATAGTTATCTTGAAAGACCATCGTGGAGTTTAATAATCCTCGATCATTCAAATAGGATTCGTTTTTATCAAAAAACGCACCAAATGTCAGTGAAGCTGCAAAACCTGTTCCTCCTGTCAGACCTCCCTGATCTATAGGATTTCCTGAAACAATACCGCAATTTGTTTCATCTATGTTCAGTCCGGGATCGTCTATTTGTATTTCTATTACCTTTCCTTGGGATTCACCGGAACCTGATGATACTCTTGAAATTCTTGCTTTAGGAAGATAACTATTTCTTGTTTCTAGTAGAGATTCAAAGTTTATATTCTGATTTACTCTATAACCATACCCCTGATTACTCACCACTATATCTGCAAGCACAGAATAGGTCTTACCATAAACTTCACCACTATCAATGTCCAATATTGATTTATCAACATCAAAAGAACCAAAAACTTCTTCAAGTTCAAGTTCAATAATATAAAAATTTTGTTTGGTGTATGTTATAGAGGAAATAACTCTTCCTCTAGCTGTCAAATCACTTTCATTGTCAAATTCACTGGATCTTTGACATATGGTTTTTTCTCTAAGATTTAATCTTTTTGCTGGAACAGAAGTTTTTAGGAATATTTTTTTGTTTTGTTGGAATCTACCATCAGAAAGTTTCAATATAAACTTTTTTGGGTAATAAATTTCAATGTCTGAATTGTATAATAACCTAAAAATAAAACTATAGGAAGTTTTTGTTCCTTTTGCTTTATAGAAATCTTTGATGTTTTTTATTATTTTTTTGGGGGAAAGTTTTTCTCCAGTCAATGGATTTATCACTAAATCAATTGGAAAACTGGCTAAATATGTCTTCTTGAAGTCCTGGATAAACAAGTCAAGTGTTTCATCTATATCATAAAGATCTTTTAGTTGTGATATATTTCTTATTTTCGTGGAATTGCTATCCAACCACGCATAAAAAGCTTCCATGAAAGCAACAACTTTTCCATGATCTTCTTTTACAAAATCGGGAAACTGGTTTCGTATAAAACTTCGTAATTTAAACCTATCTCTCATATTATATTCTCACCGTCGATGATTCTACTAGAGTCAAGTCTACTTCATCGTAGTTCATTTCCAATATTGTGTTTTTCTTTGAGAATACATCATTGTCTCTTGGCTTCGCATTTACACGAACTTCATATTTTTGCAATCCATTTTCCAATAAGAATTCTGCTGAGTTTAAAATCACCTTTCCTGTATCGTAATTCACGGTTCCAAACTGATCTTTGATTAATTCATTGGTTGAATTATTATAGAGACTTATCTTTCCCTTTCCATTGTCTTTGAAATATGCTCTTACTGCTGGTAGATTCAAAGCATTTGTTCCTGTTCCATATGTAAGAAACGATCCAGATTGAATATAAGTTCCCGAAGATATTTCTGAAAGAGGATTTTCAAAATTTATTAAATATGATACCTTTGTGTTGAAAGTGGGAACTATCTGTTTATTGAAATTTACAGTTACAGTGCAGCTTCTTATTGATTCATCCAACTCCAAAATGTTTCGTATCATCTGACCAGAGAAGAAATTCTTCTCAAACAAAGAAAGGTTTTCCAATCCGAAAATTTGAACATAATCATTTATTTGCTTGGAAAGAACATTTACATCTGTAGAACTCTTTCTAAGATCGTATTTTACAATTATAGATGGTGTAATATACAGATATTCTGGATTGACGACTTGTGGTGTTATGGACACCATATTTCTTTCTGTGGATATGCTATTTTCCAGTGACAATTTTTCTTGATTACTGAGAAACAATCCATTTATGGGCCTCACCGACACAAAAACTTTTCCGTATTCTGGAGGGTCATTTTCTTCGCCACCCCAAACATGAATAGAACGAATTGATCCAGAATATAGTTTCTGGAAAAGTGCAATGTAGTCATTGGTTGTTACTGCTCTATCTTGGGTTTCATAAAAACGAGGACCATAAAATTTTATGGAACTTCTAGTTTCTTTTTCTTGACCACCATATGAAGTGACAATTTTATCGTTTTCATCTCTCAACACGGAAACATTGAAGCGCACATTTTGTAATTCTGTATCTTCAGCAGTATTGATACTTGAAATGTATGTGAAATTTGGAGTGTTTGGAGAATCACTTATTCCAGCACTATTTCCATCTACACCAGAACAACTAGCATAAGTTACAAATATTATGTTGCCTTGTTCTACTGGTTGTCCAATTATCCCATCACCAAAATATACTTCGTAATATCCATCATATACTTCTTGCAAGAAGAATACTTTCGTTGCGGGACCATTTTCAATTATACTGGTTGAAGGAAACCACTTTTCAGTAGACCCCTCGGACTCAGAAATGGATTTTCTAACAAAGACACTGACAGAACGATCATCCAAATTAGAATCTGGTATTATGAATCTTTGATCCTCACCATATTGATTATTCACTACAAATGTTTTTGTATTCAATTTTCCTTCTCTGAGAAGAACATTTCTTGCATATATCACTGGATTGCCATCAGTATCATCACCTTCGTATGTAAAAAACACATTGTTTACAGAATAGAAATAAAGAGTTTCTCCTCCCTTTGTGGTAGTGAATACTTCATTCTTTAATATTGAATAGTTTCCACTTTTTACCCGAGAAACAATTTCTTCGGAAAGAGGATTAAGAGATCCGCCACCATCCGAACTGTTATTGACCATTTTTACATCTACGACTATTTCAGAACCTCTTCTACTTCTTGGAATATATCCTACGGATTTTCCAAGAGAAACAGCAGAACTTCGTAGAACACAACTATCCAAAAATGATTCATTTGCAAGCATATTGGCATAAAATGCCATGTGGTGAGTATTATACGACAACACATCCAAGAGCACGGAAAATCCAGACCCCTCAAAGTTATAATCTTGAAATTCCTCTTGTGAGGTCAAGTATTTTATTAGATCACTTTTGATGGTATCAAAATCTAAACTTTCTATGGATTGTGCTGCTTTATTTGAAATGGCCATGTTATCTTACTCTCTGAAGGTCTAAAGTGAGTTCTTGCATACCCGGAATGTTGCGGACTCTAAAATAGATGTCGATTTGTAGTGTGTTCTGTTCTCTTTTTTCGTATAATTCAATTTTTGCTTCTGTTACTCTTGGCTCATAATTCTGAATCAGATTTTCTATTCTGCTGCGAATTGTGACTGTTTGTATGGAACCAAAATTTTCAAAAAGAAGATCGTGTATTCCTCCTGAAATATCAGGCCGAAAAAATCTTTCATTCTTCTTCGTAAAAATTAAATTTCTAAGAGATCTCTTCACAGCTTCTACATCATATTTCAGAGAGATATCTTTTGTTATTGGATTTGCCGTGAAATCCAAATCCAAGTCAGAATATTTATATTCTGTAGCCAAGAGTCATCCTTCCTTTCCTAGTTCAAATTCTATTTGAGCTCTAACCAAGGTAAATATTGACTCAAAATCATCAGGATAAGATACTTCAGATCCTTCGTTCCATTCAACTTCCATGAACCCAACTATGAGGTCATTTTTATGAAGTGGTAGAATAGCAAATTTTTCAACTTCAGTTGACTTGTAAAAACTTTTACTCTTACTTTCTATGGTCAAATCGGAAACCAACCTAATTTTTGGTGTGTTTTCCTTGACAGCCATGATCTTATCATGAAAGACCGTGGTCACACAGTTATGCAATTTTTCTGATTCGTTTGAAACCCCCTTGGAGGTGGTTTCGTGTGTTGATGTGAATTTCTTCATGGGTGTGCCACTAAGAAAACTTCCGCCGTTGTGGAATTGACATATTCTTGCTCTATCTGCGGAGGACTTTATTCTTAGATACATGAGACGATCATATATTTGAAAATTCTTGTTCTTGTCATCAAATATTGAAGTTATTTCTTTTTCTTTCTGCAATTTTTCTTTGCATTTTTTTCTCTTGAATGCTAACCAAGCAGTT